CATGTCTTCGTAACTGCCTATTCTGCCTCCTAGCCGGTTGATTTCTGCCTGGACACCAGCAAGATCTATGCCATCTGCAGCTTGTAGGTTTGATATTATATTAGCTTGTGATGCATTAATGTTATCGAGCTGTTGCACTACTTCTGCTGTTTGTTCTGCGTTCAATAGTTCAGCTTCACTTGCGTTAAGTTTTTCTAATACAGTTATCAACTCCTGTTGGCTACTATTAGCTATGCCTTCTGCACCTCCAGCAGCAATTGCAGCTATTTCAGATGGAGTAGCCAATCCGCCTTCTATAGATACGTTTTTGAATATTGCATTTGCATATGCTGCGTCATTGTATATTGCAGAACTAACATCTAAAATACTGCCTACTGTATTGGCAATCGTATTTCCTATTTCTTCGCCGCCTGGCAGGTTTGCACTGACCGTGTTTAATGCTTCTGTTAATACTTGTTCTAGCGCAGGCAATCCAGCACCTTGGGCTTCTTTGACCAATTCTCGTAGCTCTGTTTGCAAACCTATTGTTGTCTGAATAGAATTGTTTGCATCATCTGCTACCCGATCTAATTGCATATCCTCTATTTGACTTAACAAATATTCTATAGCAGGATCTGAGGTATCAACGCCAAGCTGCTCCATGGTTGCTGTTATCCTGTTACGGAAGGCAAGATTTTCCTCAAGAGCCTGCGCTGATACATCTGCTATTGGGCCTGCGACTCCTCTAAGTTGTGCTTGAAGTGCAAAATCTCGTTCTGTTGTTCTAGCTGTTAACTGACCCATTGCCCTTGATATATCGCCTGTCGAGGCAGTGCCAGCTTTAATTTCATCTGCAAGTGCTTGCATTGTTCCAAACTCATCGCCTAATGCTGCCGCCAATGCTTTTGTTGTTTCGTCAGTTGGAGTGCCCCTTACAACTAAATCAGTTAACAAGTTGCCAAAATTCTGTCCAAGATTATCATCTAAGGCGCCAGCAGCCGCAACTAGTTGCGCTTGTGCTTCGGTTCCAGCAGTGATACCAAACGCTTGAATATCTCCTTGGCGATTTCGTGTAATTTGAGCTTCAAGCAGTGAGTCTCTACTTTCGCCAGTTAGTTGAGCAATTGTATCTATACCCACTACCATTTGTTCAAAAGCTGCAAGTTGCGTAGCATCGTTCAGTGCTTGGCGTGGATCAACTTTGTTAATCTCCGCAAATGCAAGCAAAGATTCGTTGATATCAGAAACTGACAATCCTAATCTTCTTAGATTGCGTCCTACATCACTGTCAACTGATAGAACTTTATTAGCAACTTCTCTAAATGCTGTGATACTTTGATCAACTGTTCCGCCAAATGCTGCTAATCCGATATTGTTTTTTTGGAAAAGCTCTATCATTTCTTCAACAGTGATACCTAGATCAGCAGCAGCACTTTTTATTTCGGTCATTTCTGCGCCAAATGTTGCACCAATGCCCGATAGAGTTTGATATTCAGCTAAATTAGCTTCTGCAAACTGTGTTAAACCTTGTATTGCACCTCCCAATTCTTTTAGTAATGGAGTATTGATGCTCAATGCTTTAGAATATGATGATAAATCTTGACTACCAGATAACAATTCTCCTGATAACCCAACAGCAGATTTTCCAAGGTCACCAAAAGCTCCGGCAACTAATCTACTTACATCACCTAATATACCTGTTGCATTTTCTTCAGCCAAAACTTAATCCTCTTGCTTTTTTTGCCCATAAATATGGATATATAACTATTTACCTATAGGATGCTCTCATGGAAAACGAAATTAGTCCTCTCAAAAAATATAGAAGACAACCTAAAATTTATGCAAATTTACCCAGTGGTGGTCGATACTATAACGATAACATTGTTGCCAACCAAGCATACACAGAAATGCCTGTGTTCAGTATGACAGCAAATGACGAAATACTTTTCAAAACTCCAGATGCACTGATCAACGGACAAGCGACTGCACAAAACATTAGAAGTTGTATACCTGGTATATTAGATCCTATGCAACTGGTCACACTAGACATAGACTATATCTTACTTGCAATTAGAATGGCATCCTATGGACCAAACCTAACTGTTAATGCACCTTGTTCTCATTGCAAAGAAGAAAATCAATATGATATTGAAATACAGGGCTTGTTAGATTATTTTTCAAATTTGATCTATGAAGATCAAATTGTTATCAACGGATTTACTTTTACATTACGTCCTTTAACTTACAAACAGTATACAGAATTCCAGCAACAGAACATTGCACTTGCTAGAGCTATTCAAATTCAAGCAGTTAAAATGGAAGAAGAAGATAGAAAAAAATTTACAAACGATACACTTTTGCAAATTGCAACTATCGGTGTTCAAGCAGTGTTACAAATGATATACAGCATTACAGTAGATGGAGTTGAAGAAACCAATAAACAAGAAATCAAAGAATTTTTAGACGACAACGATATTTCAATGTTTAACAAAATAAAACAACATGTCGAATCTCAAGTTGCCAATTGGCGTATTCCAAATCAACAGGTTATGTGTGAGCATTGTAGTAAAGAAAATTCAGTTGCAGTAAGGGTGGACCAAACAGATTTTTTCGTCAAAGGCTAGTGTCTCTTGACGATAACGAGATTAAGACACTAGCCGATGACTTTGAAAATGAAATAAAAGGTATCAAGGATACGGCTTACAGAGTGTCTTGGCACATGCGTGGCGGCGTTAGCGTAGAACAGTTTCTATACGAAATGGATATAGAAGATCGAGAAATTATTCAAAAAATAATCAAAGAAAATATTGAAAATACCAAAACAGCCAGAATGCCGTTGGTTTAAGAAACTTCAGGATCAGCTGTAGCAGTTTGTGGCTCTATGCCATCTTTTTCGTTTGCTTCCGATCCAAGATCTATTTCGCCAGGTTGTTCATTGTCAGTGTTTTGAGTAAAGGTAATGTTGAACATTTCAGAAAATTTAGATTGCATTAATCTTCTGCGATCTCCAACTGCTATAAACGGAACTGCCATAACTTTTTGTGGAGGATAAATTACATTTTGGAAAGCTAATTTAGCCCATTCGGTGCTGGCATATATTTGAGGATTTTTTTGATCTTTGCTTGCAGAATATTCCCAGCCGCCGTCTCTAAGCAGTTGATCAAATCCCAAATCAAACTCTCCTAACGCACCACTTAACGAATTTAAGGCAAGTCCTGTAACTCCCGCAATACCGCCTGTGATTGCACGGGCAATTATATTGTCTAGGAAGCCGGCTATCCATTCTGCAAGTATACGCTGATTTGCAGGTCTTGTAAGCCACCATTGAACTAAAAAGAATGCTGTCTCTCTTGCTGCCAGCATGGCTATTGCTCCAGGTAATCCAACACCGGTTCCTGCCATCACGCCTGCCCAAACATTAGAAATAGTCCTTGCCATGGTTAAGAACATGCGTATTCTTCTTACGCCTTTGAACATGGTCAAGCAAAGTGCGGATATCTGTGCTCCAAGTGCTGCTTGACTAGACAATATCAAATCATCTACTTCTTCTTGTGTAAGGTCGCCTTGTGCTTGTAAATCTTGCCAATAAGCACAGTTTGCAACATGAGAATGAAGCAGTGCTGTAGACCAGCCAGCAATCTCAAAAATACTCAATGCTAACTTCATCAAAGGATTGGTTAAAATAAATTTTGCAGTGCTATTTTTTTCTAAAAAATCGCCTAGTGTAGAACCAGATGCTCTATAACCTTCCATAAATCTGCTGCCAGCACCTAACTGTCTGTCTGCAACATTGTCTAATAATGTTTGTCTTACAGGTTTTGAACCTCTGTTAAAGTCTTCTATAAATTCTGTTGCTGCTTTTTCGTCTGGAAATTTAAAAGCGTGTGAACCGATTTTAACCAAAAAGCCTTTTTCTTTGCTTCCTGACCACATTTTTGCATTTGCATCAAGGTTTACGTTGCCAGTCCTAGCATTATCGTAATCAGCAGCATTTCCTTGATTGCCAAACTTGGTTCCCAACTCGCTCCACATGGCGTTTAATTGTTTAACTTCATCCTTAAACGCCATCCTTCCAGGAGAGCCGTCAGGTTTGACCCTCTGCCACATTTGTCCTTTGAATTCAAACGTGTCATCGCCTAGTATATACTGCAAGCCTTTAGGAGGTGTATCTGCCTCAGCTTCGTTTATTATTACTTTATCATATGAAATTACTTCTAGAAGTTTCACCATGTATGTAGTTATCCAATTAATTGATAATGTATTTATATACATTTGAGTTGAACTACGTTCAACTGTGTTTTCGTTTGCACTCAACACAATTATAATTTCTTAATTGATAATGAGAAATGCAATACAACGAAGTGGTATTGCTTTTAGTATCATTCAGATTGTGAAGTCATAATTCGCCCGTTGCCGGGCGAAGGTAGCTTTTGAGCTTCATTCGAGTCGCTTCAGCCATCTTGTTAAAAGAGATTCAACTTTCGTTGTCGGAGGCGGTTGACCTGTATCCCCCTACTCTAGCTTCGTCATATCAACGGAAGGCAGTTATTCCCTAACAAGCGAAAACACTTACCCTTGGGTTGCTTTTTCTCAGAGCCCATTCCTTTAAAGCCTATCGTATACTTCTTCACGCGAGCATTCCACGCCACCGGCCACGAGCATTACCTCGGCTGGATCTTGGAGTTTAATTAGAGCTCGTTATATAGCCTATTTGTGTTCTAGTAGTGCCTGGCGTAGTTTGTTTGATCCACCAACTCTTACATTGATGATTCCGTTGTAGTATTCGTCTGTTTCCAATACTCGCCTGTCAAACTGTTCTCGTGCTTCAATGTAACTCATTTCTGCTCTGCTTTGGCAGAAGTAAAGTATTTCACGAGAGAAGTTTTTTTCGCCTAGTGTTTTTACATCTTCGTTCAGTCTATCTGAACTTCCCCAGTATTCACGCCAATCGCTTTCTTTGTAGCCTCGACGTTTGTTCTTTTTGCCTTTTAAAGGTGGCTTGGTTGTTTTAAACTTTGCTAATTTTTTGCCTACATACTTTTGTTGTGTTTTTAAGTTGGTAATAAGGTATACAAAGCCTTCATATTTATCGTCAATCTTGTCAACTTTTTCACCATTATATGTCCAACTCATACTTTATGTATTATTTCTTTTGGCTGCCTTTACCTCTTTTGATTTCTGTGCCTTTGCTTTGTTGCTTGCCCATTTACCAGATGCTCTAACCTGTTCTAAAACTACCAGGTAATGGTCTTGTATTTCGTCTTGCCTTTGTTTTGCTAGCCTCATAAGATTACGCAATGTGCGTCTTGCGTTCCGTTTTGTTCTATCACTTGGCCCTTGTTCAAACTTTTCGTTTGCTGCAAAATATTCCAAGTATGCCTTTACCAGTTTATCATGTGTGTCATCTGTCATTCAACAATCTCTACATCATTTGCATATGAAGTAAAGCCGTTCTCCTTAATAACTTTGAGAACATGATTAACTCTACCAACTAGTTCGTCTTTGTGTGAGATAAGGAAAACATTTTTGCTACGCTCTCTGCCCATCTTTTTCAACACACTCAATGCATTTTCTACACCAGCGGTGTCCATGCCACTATCAATAAGTTCGTCAATAAACATCAAGTTAATGCCTTGATACAGTGATTCCCAAACATCACGGAATGCAAAACTCATACCTAGTATAAGTCTGTTGCGTTCACCGCGTGACAAGTTATCAAAGTCTAAGTCTTGACCGAGTTGTGTAATCTCAACATTCAAATCATTTTGGAATCTAACCTGATGCGGCAGTCCTAGTCTATCTAAATAGTAGGTTAATCTGTTGTTCAAGTATGCCAAGTTCTGATCGATAATCTTTTTTCGAATAAAACTGTCTTTGTTTGTAAGAAGTTTAAGCAAAAATTCTTGATGATCTTTAATATTTGTTAATTCGTTAACTGGATTCCAGTCGATTTGTTGTATAGCTGTTTCATTTAGATCATCTATTTGTGTTTGATAAGGATCATCTTCTGTTTTTTTATTTTCCAATGCAATTTTCAAGTTTTCTACATTGTTTCTATGCTCGTATGCTTCTTTTGCACTTTCATAAAATGTATTTGGGCGTCCGTTGATATCGCCTATGTCGTTTAGTGCTTGCATAGTTGATTCAAGTTTGCCTGCAACTTCGGTTTGGTATGCAAGTGCATCACTTAATTCTTTTTGTTTGCGAGTTTCAATTTCTGCTTTCTTGTCTGCATGTAATTCTTGCCCACAGGTGTAACAAACAGCATCATCAAGTTCTTTAATATCTTTTTCTGCCTTGTCAACAGTCTTTGTTGCCCGCATCAATGCGCTTTCTAGTGTGGCTTTTTCTTTATTCAAGCTGGTTATACGATTATTAAGCTCAGTCCAGTTTACAAGTTTGTCATGTGCGTCTAATTCGGCATCGATGTCGAGTTTTTCTAATTCTTCAATGCCTTTTTCTAGTTTTTCAACGTCGGTTTTTTGTTTTGCCATCCATGCACGTTGTCTTCCAGCAAGTGTTTCGATACTTTGTTCAATTTTTTTGTTACTAGCCTCGATAGCATTGATTTTTAGTGTTTCTTCTGTGATAGAATCTTTGGTTTTGCGTGTTTGTTCCTTTAACACATCTGCTTTTTCGGTCAGTATTGTGATACCAAGTAGCTGTTCGATGATTGCACGTTGATCATTGGCCCGCATACTCAAGAACGGCTCGGTATAAGTGTTCAATGCAAGTATGTGCTTGAACATGTCATGGCTCATACCAAGTAATTCTTGCACATCTTCTTGTGTTTTACGGCTATCCCCTTGTGATTCGTCAATGTCTTGTTTTTGTTCTTGATCATTTACATAAAACTTGAATATATTAGGAGAGCGGCCACGTTCAATGCGGTATCTGTTGCGTCCTTTCTCAAAGTTTAGTGTTACCAACATGCCTTTGCTGTTGGTTTTGTTGATTAGATTGTTTCGTTTGATATTTGTTAGGGCAGTTCCGTATAATGCGTAGCTTAGTGCATTAATAATTGTAGTTTTACCAGTTCCGTTACGTGATCCAGTGTCATCACCGCCTTGGTCTAGGTTCTCACCAAGCACAAGTGTCAGCTGTTCTTCATTGAAGTCAACTGCTTGGGTAACATTACCCACACTCATAAAGTTTTTTACTGTTAAATCTTTTATTCTAATCATGTAACCCGCTGTAAATGTCTAATAACAGTTTCTTATCAAACTGCTCAGTATCAATTGCTTGAATTTCGTTGCTAACAATTTGATCTACACTTTCAAACTGTGCAATATCCAAGTCTGTATTGATTTCTTCCATAAGTTTTTGAGGTATAAGTGTAATTTCTCTACACCCATACTGCTCTATAAATGTTTCTTTAATGTAACTGGCTTCTTCGTAGCTGATATCAATATCCAATGTAACTCTAAGATACATTTTGCTTTGCAAGAGTGTGTCTTTCTCATCAATCAACTGTGATAGCTTGATTGTTCTATACTTTGGACAGTCTGGCCAGTTGATATACTCTGGCTCAGCATCGTTCAATCTGTCTAGTATCATCATACCACGGTCATCATCCCAAGCATCTGCATAGTTGTGTGGAAAAGCATTACCAATGTAGTGGATCTTACCCTGCTTCTGCCGCTTGTGGAAATGTCCACTGAACACATACTCTTGATTCTTGAAGTGTTCCGACTTTAGTTCACCGTGATCTGGCATCTGCACCATGGCATTCATATAAAAGCTGGGCAGTTCAAAGTGTCCAAACAGATATTTTGCTTCTAGCTTTTCAATCTTCTTCCATTCTTCGCCTACCAGCCACGGAACCAGTGCTACATCTTGCATAACTGTAATATCATCAACTACTGTTATACCAGGAATGTGTCTAGCAAACTCAGTAGAGCTTACATCACGCTTGTCTTTGTAGTATAAGTCGTGGTTACCAGAAAACATGTAGAATTGTTCGAACGATTCGCCTAATTTTTCAAGCAACCGTATGGTTGTATCCATGGTTGTAAGGTTAAGACTGTTTCTATTATGGTGCCAATCGCCGCAAAAAATGCCTGTTTCGCAATTGTTTGCTTTTGCGGTCTCAATATACCAATCAATATATTCCTCACAGTCTTGATTGTGAACACGTGAGTTGCCTTTCATACCTAGATGTATGTCAGTAAATACTGCTGCTTTTATGAACAAGATAATACTCCGTTAGACTTAAATTATACGGTAAACAACAATAAAGATCAACCTTTATCTTTGTCTAAACCTTCTCTCCGCATGGCTGCTTCCCATTCGCCATGGTGTAATCTAGTATGACTTGGATTAAGATCGTTCATTTCTAGAATATCATCTCTTATATTTTGATTGCGTTTTTCTAAGTTAATAACTCTAACAAAACTGTTGGTTACTGCCGCAGTGTAATATGCAAATGGATTATTAGATTTTGATTCGTCAAATTGTAAACCAATTTGTGATAGTTGTAAAATAGCCTGGCCCTTCATTTCGTCGTTGTATGTGTAGCCTCTAACATTTCCTCTTGTGGCATATCTATCAACTAATTTCATCCACATACGTGCCAGTTCATTTGTTGCTTTGCCGTGATCTAAACTAAAATATCCGTTTTCCATGCCGCCTTCCCAGTGACTTTTACCAACGCAAACCAACTGATCGTTTTCATCAAATTTATAATGTTGAAATGGCGGAAAGTTTAATTTTACTTTTGTATCTGCTATAGTTTTAGGATTTTTCTTGCGTCCAGGTTCTTCGGGTATATGATCAAATGTCATTATGCGAAAAATTAGATCAGTTTTTTGTATAGTTCTATAGTCAACTTCAAATTCTACTTGTTTTACTTTTTTATTTACAGCTTTTGCTTCTTCATATGCAACTGTTGATTGTTTTTTTGCTTTGTTTCGCTTTGCTTCTGCAATAGTTCGTATGTTAATTTTATCTATACTGGGCAAAATTATATCAAAAGTAGCATATGCTGGATCAACATAGCTACAAAATGTGCTTTTGCTCTTGTGTATTTCTTTCAACATGTCTTTGTTGTTTAAATAATTTACTTTTCTGGCCATTTATGGTATACCTTTTTTAATATAATAAACTATGTGTTTAATTTTGTCAACTAAATACTGTATAGGAGATTGTAATGCCCGAACCATATGATTATAGAGATAGATATCCCCAGGTAGCAGAAGAAGACTTATCTAGGATACAAATTATAGAACAAACCGACGGCGCTGCTGCGGCTCGTGCTGAAATACAAAGATTAAACGGTAGCGGTAACCGACGCAGCATTGCAACCACAGATATTGCAGATGTAATTGGTGATGTTACCAATCTAATGAGTGTTTGGCGAAGAAGAAATGTTCCGCCTACATTGAGACAACCTATTTCTGCGGCTGCTCCTGTAAAATTTGCAGATGAAGGCGGAGGAACAACTGATTGGCGTGTAAAAATAAGCAATCCTTTCGGCGGCAGCGGAGTTTTAGCTCCACTTAAAGGAGCACTTACTTTTCCTATACAACCGCAAATTACAATACAACATCAAGCTAACTACGATGAAGTTGCACCTATACATAATAATTATGCTTTTCCGGCATATCAGAACAGTAGTCTTGGACAAATTACTGTAGTTGGTGATTTTCCAGTGCAACATCAAGAAGATGGATTATATTGGATTGCTGCAACACACATGTTACGAAGTGCAACCAAAATGTATTATGGAAATAGTTCTAACAAAGGCGCACCACCTCCTATTGTTAAATTAAATGGCTATGGACAATATACATTAAACAATATTCCTTGTTTGGTTGAAAATTTTACTACTGATTTGCCAAACGGAGTTGATTATATTAAAGCAGGCGGGACATGGGTGCCAACTGACAGTGTTATTTCTGTAGTATTGAAGCCAGTCTACAGCAGAGACAAGGTAAACAGATTCAGTTTAGATGCATTTGCATCCGGCGGATTAATTAGTCAAGGATACATTTAATGGTAGAATATGCAAAGTCCAGTCCTTATTTCAAAACAAAGTTTCTTGAAAGCGGCGAATTAGGAGTATTAGAACCAAGAGAAGTGCCAAGCAGTGACGATGATGCACTTTATACCATAGAAAGTCAATATACCCATCGTCCAGATTTGCTAGCGTATGACATTTATGGTAGTGCAAAGTATTGGTGGGTATTTGCACAGCGAAATATGGATACAATTAAAGATCCAATCTATGATTTTAAAGCAGGTATAAGCATTTACTTGCCTAATGAAAGCGAATTGAAAAAAGCGATAGGACAATAATGCCAAAACCTAATCCGTTGAATGTATATGCAAGTTACAATAATATTTTTACCTTTGGTTGCTTGGACAAAGGACAAATTAACGGCGGCGCCCGTCAAGCACCTGCAAATGTCATACTAAAATCAGGCGGAACTGCCGGAGAAAACAAAGTTACCACTTTGAACGAAGCAGCAGCAGGAATAAATGCCGAATATTTCATTGATAATGTTAGCATGGACAGTATTATTATTCCCACAGAAGGAACAAGAACATCAAATGCTACAAATCTTTCGTTTGAAGTTATTGAACCATACAGCATGGGTGAATTTTTACAGGCTTGTAAACTGGCAGCAACAGAACTAGGATATACCAATTATCTAGATGCTGGATTTATGTTTATGATAGAATTTGTAGGTTGGGATGACAATGGCGGATTCATAGGCAGTGGACAAAATACTAGATACATTCCAGTTAAATTAGTAAACATCACCTTCAATGTTGATCACCGTGGATCAGTTTACCAAGTTGAATGCATTCCGTGGAATGAGCAAGCTCTAGCAGATCAAACTGAACAGGTAATGACGGATATTTCTATCACAGGAAAAGATGTTGAAACTGTGCTTGAAAAAGGCGAAGAAAGTTTAGCAACTATTTTGAATGCAAGATTTGAAGAGTTAAAACAAGAAAACAAAGTCAAAGAAGGCAACAAATACAAATTTGAATTTCCGCAAGATATTCCAAATGAAATACCTACATCTTTTATAATCAGTGGATTCAATGAAGGCGGCAATGCTCCGATGCAAGATACACAAGATGTATTGCAAGACGGTGTAATTGCACAAGAAGAAGCTATTATTCACAATGAAAACAGGAGATTTGAATTTCCAGCATCTACAAAAATCAGTAGGATAATAGAAGAAGTTGTTATTGCTAGTGACTATGGTAAAGAACTGAAAGACAGAGCACCTGACGGTAACGGAATGGTGCCGTGGTTTAGGATTGAAACACAAGTTAAATTTTTAATGAGTAGTGCGCAAGAAGGTGTATACAATGAAGATGCAAAAGAGTATATTTTTAGGATTATACCATATCTAGTTCATCATACAATCTTAGCAAAGCCCAATGATGCAGGTAAAGGATATGGCAGTTTACGAGGACAAGCAGTAAAAGAATACAATTACATTTACACTGGCGAAAATTCTGATATACTTGATTTTGAAATCCAAATAAATTCAGGATTTTTTACAATGGTAAACTCAGACCATAGTCAAGGCAACCTAGATGATGCAGGCGCACAAGCAGTAGAGCGCACAGCTTTAGAAATTCAAGAAAGATTTAGACCAAGCGAAGCGTCTCCACAAAATAGCGAAAATGGCGGCGGTATAATGAGAAATTTAAACACTACTGCGGTTATGGGCGGCGGTGGCCTAGGTATTGACAATGACAAATTAAGAGTTGCAGCCGAATTCCATACAAATGTTTTACAGGGCGGTGTAGATCTTGTTATTTTAGACTTAACAATTCATGGAGATCCTTATTTTATAGCCGACAGTGGAATGGGCAATTACACAGCAGGAATAGCAAGTTTGAATGAAACTAGCGACGGAACAGTAAATTATCAAACTAGCGAAGTTGATATATTGCTAACATTCAAAACAATTATTGATTACAATGAAAACGGAAATGTCACTTTTAGTGTTGTTCCTGCTTATAGTGGATTATATAAAGTTACAATGCTGTCAAATAATTGGCAAGGAAATAAATTTTCGCAAACTTTGAAACTTATAAGACGAAGATTGCAAGACGAGCAACAGATATCAGGTGGCGGAGAGGACAACAGCGTTACAACTGCTATTCCTCAAGAAGAAACACAAGCGAATTATCGTTTGGATACAGTAAACCCATAAGGATAAAAAATGGCAGTTGAAAACATCAGTAAGAATACAATACAACGCACTGTCGACAATGGCAGAGATCTTGGCAAACCAGGACCATATCTAGGGCGTGTAATTGAACATGTAGATCCAACATATAGAGGCGGGTTGCGTGTAGAGTTGTTAAAATTGACAGAAGCAGGCAACGTAGGCGAAACCCTAGGACAAACTGTTCAAGCATACTATGCTAGTCCATTTTATGGTATGGCAAATTCTGTAAGAGGACCAGGACAAAATGATACGTGGGATGATACGCAAAAAAGTTATGGTTTTTGGATGGTGCCGCCGGATCCTGGCACGTTGGTATTGGTTACTTTTGTAGAAGGTAGAAGAGATCATGCATATTGGTTTGCTTGTGTTCCAGAGCGCGGAATGACATTTAATATTCCTAACACAGATGCCAGCACAGAAGTTAAATCAGGAATAATTCCCGGCGGTGGCCCTAGATTGCCAACAGGCGAATACAACAAACATATTACTGAAGCAACTAGTCAAAATATTAGAAAATATAAAAAGCCTGTGCATGACGAATATGTAGAGCTATTGATTGAACAAGGACTTGTAGAGGATGATATTAGAGGTATAAGTTCGACCAGTGCGCAACGTGACTTGCCTAGTGCAGTGTTTGGGTTTAGCAGTCCGGGGCCTCTAGACAAGCGCGGCGGTAAACCTAAAGGCAAAGTTGGGATAAAAGAAAAGAAAGTAGAAATGCATACAAGCCGCTTAGGAAGCAGCAGTATTTTTATTGATGACGGAGATGACAAACTGCTACGTGCAGGCAAAGCAGCAGACACGCCATACGAATATTTAGATGCGCCTGCTGGCGATGTCACAGTTCCTCACAATGAAATGATTAGGCTTAAGACCAGAACAGGCGCACAAATATTAATGCATACTAGCGAGGATTTGATCTACATTAATAACAGCAGAGGCACTGCTTGGTTGGAGATGACCAGTAATGGTAAAATAGATATTTACGCAGACGACAGTATTAGCATTCACAGTGAGCAAGATCTTAATATAGTTGCTGATAGAGATGTGAATATTGAAGCAGGTAGAAGTATCAATATTAATGCTGTAGAAAATCAATATAATACTGTCGGCAAAAACATGGAAAATCGTGTAGGAGAAACATTCAAGGCTAGTGCAGCAAAAAATGTCGAATTGTATGCAGGCGAAAATCTAAATTTATACGGCACTGGTGGTATGGAAGGGATTGCAGGATCAGGCGATATGAAACTGCAAGTTGGAGGCAACATGGAGATATTGGTTGGTTCTACAACAAAAATTACCAGCGGCGGTAATTTTGAAGCATTGACATCAGGCAATCATATAGAAACAGCAACAGAAATCCACATGAACGGACCAGAAGCATCAGCAGCAAGTGCAGCAACTCAAGCAACTGTAGCTGTATCGGCAGCATTTCCGCAGCGTGTTCCACAACACGAGCCATGGAAAGGACATGAGAATTGGAATCCGCCAGCAGTAACTCCAGACAAGACAGAAGCCGTTGCTGAAAGCCAAGATGTTCATTTTTCTCATAGAAAAGGTCCAGGCGACAGATCACCAATTGACGGTCCAGACAAGCCAACTATTGTGGAATAAATATGTATAGGAGATGTAAATGGGAACGCCAAAGATATACAAGCCAGTAGACTCCAGCGGTCGAGAAGGAAAAACAGAACCTGAGCGCACAAAAATACTAGATCCAACTGGTGCACCTGTTACAATTACCAAAGATACTTTTAACAGAGGTCCAGCATCAGCACCTCCTCCAAGGGAATAAATTATGGCAACACGTGATAGAGATTTATACAAAACAACTACAATCAACGGCAGTGTAAAAAAAGCGCCTGTATCTAAGCGTTATAGAGGAACCAGCACAGTAAGCAATGCAGGATCCTTTTCGTTGTTTGATTTACCTTTGATAAAACAAGATATAGTCAATCATTTCCACATACGTCAAGGTGAAAAATTAGAAAATCCTACTTTTGGCACAATTATTTGGGATATATTGTTTGAACCTCTAACTGAAGCCCTTAAAGATGCAATAATAAAAGATGTAGAAAGAATTGTAAATTATGATCCACGAGTTAGCGCCGACTCTGTGTTGATAGATGCTTATGAAACCGGTATACAAATAACATGCGAACTTACATATTTGCCATACAATATTAGCGAAACATTGTCATTACAATTCGATCAAAGAGCCGGCCTCGTTTAAACAGCGCACTTTATTAATTCAGATAAATATCATATAAAGCAAGGATAAACCTATGGGTAGCACAGAGCGTCAAAATCGACTTCTTCTAGCAGAAGATTGGAAAAGAATATATCAAAGTTTCAAGTATGCAGATTTTCAAAGCTATGACTTTGACAATCTACGTAGAACAATGATTAACTACATTAGACAGAACTATCCAGAAGATTTTAACGACTACATTGAAAGCAGTGAATACCTTGCACTTATCGATCTTATTGCTTTCCTTGGACAAAATTTATCATTCCGTGCAGATTTAAATGCTAGAGAAAATTATTTAGAAACTGCTGAACGTAGAGAAAGCATATTGCGTCTAGCCAGACTTATAAGCTACAACGTTAAACGAAATAGACCAGCTAACGGTTTGTTAAAAGTTGATAGTGTGACTACAACTGAGCGTATTGTCGACAGTAACGGAGTAAATCTTGCAGGACAAAGTATACAATGGAATGACAGCACTAATAGTGATTGGTTTGAGCAATTTACCAAAATTATAAATGCAGCATTGCCAGTTACAAATCCATTTGGAAGACCTTTGAAACTTGAAAAGATTGAAGGTATTTCAACAGAACAATATAGACTTAATTCTAACAGCACAAATATTCCTGTGTATTCTTTTAACAAACCTATTAATAGTGTAGGAACTAATTTTGAAATTACTAGTTCAAATATAACCGACCAGGAAATATATGAAGAACCACCTTTGCCAACAAACAAACTTGCGTTTTTATATAGAGATGATGGCAAAGGACCAGGCAGTAACAATACAGGATTCTTTTTTCATTTTAGACAGGGCGAATTAGAAAACGAAACGTTTAATGTCGAAACAAGTGTGCCTAACACAACTATTAACATTGATTCTGATAATATCAACAACAGCGATATTTGGCTTTATAAATTAGACAGCAGCGGTTTTGAAAACGAGCTGTGGGAAAAAGTAGACAATGTAGAAGGCAATAATATAATTTATAATAGCCTACAAAAAGGCATTAGAAGTATCTATACAGTTCTTACAAAAATCAATGATAGAGTTAGCCTAGTGTTCAGTGACGGAACATTTGGAGAAATTCCAAAAGGCAATTTTCGTGTTTATTACAGAACCAGTGATAACAGAGAATTCACAATAAATCCTAGAGATTTATTTGGAATAAATTTACGTATTGCATATACTAGCAAAGCAAACAAAACAGAAACTTTGAATCTAGTGCTATCACTCAAAGAAAGCATAGACAATGCAGCCGAAAGCGAATCTGACGACACAATTAAACAAAATGCTCCTGCCACTTATTATACACAAAATAGATTAATCACAGGCGAGGATTACAATATTGGCGCACTTAATGTGCTACAAGATATTATTAAAACCAAAGCAGTAAACAGAACTAGCAGCGGAATAAGTAGGTATTACGATCTGCGTGATGCAAGTGGAAAATATAGTAATACATTGTTGTATGGCAATGACGGTATATTATATAAAGAATTGATAGATAAAGATCAATCATTTGAATTTGTTACAAAAACAGATATCGAAGGAGTGGTCGAAAATCAAATAGAACCTGTGTTAAGAGACAACAGGCTGAAAAATTATTATTATGATAATTTTCCTCGTAACGAACAAATTGCTAATTTGAATATAAAATGGAACTCTATATCTTTTGATACAAATAGAAGCACAGGATTGTTTAAAGACTCAAATGATTTTGAAGTGCAAGTATCTAGTTTTACCACAAGCATTCTCAAATTCATCGAACCTGGTAGTTTGATAAAATTCTCTGCTCCGGATAATTTTCATTTTATGGATGATAACACACTTATGGCAGGCTCAGCAGATCACCTAGGATCAAGAGATTACATATGGGTAAAAGTTATTAGTGTTGACGAAGACGGAACGGTTATTGATCCAGATACAGGGCTTGGTCCAATTGTGCTAAATGATAGAGTTCCAGACAATTGTAAGATCGAAGAAATTATACCAATATTTAATGACGAATTGTCAACCGATGTAACAAGACAATTTATTGATCAAGTTTTTGCATATAGAACTTTTGGGTTGCGTTACGACACAAATTTAAGACAATGGCGACTTATTATTAATGAAAACTTAAATGTTACCGATGATTTCAGTTTAGGCAAGCAAGGAGATGTAACTGGCGAAAGTTTAGATAGCAGCTGGTTGTTACTCTTCGAAACAGACGGAAGAAAATATAGTGTAAAAAGCAGAGGAACACGATATGTATTTGAAAGTGATACTGAAATTAAGTTTTTCTTTGATAGCACAGATGACATTTACGATAGTAAAACAGGGCGTATAGTAAAAGACACAATAAAACTTTTAAGTGTAAACACACAACCTGATAGCCTTTCACCTTTCACTGTGGATTGGACATGGAAGATAGACAAGGAATATAAAAACGTTGCAGGTTACATTAACAGCAAAAAAATAGAAGTTTCATTTTTTGATTCAGATGACGACGGTGTTGTTGATGATCCTGACGTATTTGACCATGTGATTGCTCCAGCAACTAATACAAATACAAAATACATCTTCCAAAAACGTTCAGTAATCAATAGAACAGAAACCTATTCATATGTAGATGCTATTGAAGAAAATATTTCGGTGATTGATTCTGAAACCAACGCTAATCCGTTGAGTCAATGGGCCGACGGCAAAGTTTTTTATATTCCTTTACGAGATGTATTTTTAGTTTATAATTCTTCTCAAAATAAATTAAATTATACTAATCAATATCATGCATATATTGGGCGTGATGATTTGAAGTTTGAATATAGTCATGCTGCGGACGAAAATGCTAGGATAGATCCTAGTAGCAGTAATATAATAGATGTATATCTTTTGACCCAAGCGTATGATACTAATTATAGAAATTGGTTGCAAGGAAAAACTACATTAATGCCTTTGCCGCCTAGTAGTGATAGCTTATTCTTACAATATGGACAAGATATAAACAAAATAAAAAGTATTAGCGATGATGTAATTTACCATCCGACAAAATACAAACCTTTGTTTGGGAGTAAAGCCGACGTGGATTTACAAGCAAGTTTTAAAATAGTAAAAAACAGTGGAAGAGTAGTAAACGACAACGATGTAAAATCAAGAGTAATTGATGCAATCAATACTTATTTTGCATTAGAAAATTGGGATTTTGGAGAAACATTTTATTTCCAAGAACTAGCTGCTTATATAACCAATCAATTAGCGCCAGATATTGTAAGTGTGGTAATTGTT